CCTGCTCTAAATACTTCAACCCAATCTCCTTCAAAGAAATCTTCGGTTTTGTCTGTTACAAATTCTTTAATAAGATTTTCAACATCTTCTTCAAAAGTTTCTTCGCTAAATTCTTTACATTTTTTCAATGCTGTTGCTATTACCATTCCTTCATCCATTCCCGGTTTTTTTAACATAGCATTTGCAATTGAAATAAATTTTGATTTTTGCTCAGGTGATAAATTCTTTGCTGAGTCTGGTAATTTTTCCATACTGAAAGGCATATTCTGTTCTCCTTTTATTAAATATCAACATATTTTGCGGCTATATCTTCTAAATCTTTTAAGTCTATACTTGTTAATTGAATAAATTCACGTTTTGGCATATCCACCGAATGATTTACACCACAAGGTCCACCAAAGTTATGTATTGCCGCGTATTCTAAATTAGTACCAACCACAACATAATTCGAAGTAGCTCTACGTGTTATAGACCTTTTTAATTTACCTGTGTTTTGTAATATAGGACCATTATAACCGTGTTTCATTCTTTGTTTTAATGTTGTTGCTTTTAATGGTTTCCATCCGGGTCTACCTTGTTGATTAAAATTATCATTAATAGCATCCTGCATTATAGAACCTAATTGTTCTAATAACGGTTTTGCGTCACGTCCTTTTGCTGTTAATTGTTTAAAGTATTGTTGCAAGTTGGAATCATCTATTGTTATATTAATTTCTTGACTCATTCTTTTTACCTTTTAAATATTGTTTACCAAAGTTTTTGTCCCAACCAGCATCCATTTGTATACCTTTATATGCGTGTGTTTTATTACCTTGTTTATCGTTTACAACTTCCATTTTACCACGACCTCTTTCTAACGTTAAACCTTTACGATTAAACCTGTCCTCAGTCATTGCTGTTACGCTACATCTACAGTTAAAACCGTTTGGAGGGTAACAATAAGTCCAAAATGGGTCAGTTGCTTTAAATGCTTTACCGTTTAATTCTGCGTGCCAAGGTCTTGTATTACTGTCTAATACTGCGTTATAGACCCAAATAGGAGCAAAGTCAATTAAATCCATTTGTTCTTCGTAACGTCCTACTGAATACGCTATATCCGAATTTACTCTGTATATAGTTTTTAATCTAAATGTTGAAGCATCCCAACCTTTAGCTTGCATTCTACTTTGAAATTCTTTTTTAATACTGTTAAATGTTCTACCTTCCGCAATACCTCTATCAACTATTGCTTTAGCATCTTTAACAATGTCTTCTTTCATAACTCCTGTTATATAAAAAGCCTCATCTCTTGATTTCTCAAGTAACTTTTCCCAGTCTTTATTTACTTTGTAACCTTTAGCGGCTAAATAAGCAATAACTTTATCAGGAGGAAGTTTAAATAATAGATTCATATTAATATCATCAGCCATTTTATTCTCCGTCGTTAAGACATATCACAGTATAATTTAATGTTTTACCATTATTATCAATTTCTCTACTAATAAAACAATTAGTTTCTTCGTCTTCCCAATCACGTAAAATATTATCACTGACTGGTTTACCACAATTTGGACATTTTGTAACCGCTTTTTCACATTGAATAATTTTCATAACGACTCTCCTATAGATGTATGAAGTTTTGTAACAATTTCGTTAATCTTAAACAAAAACCTTGATTTTATTTTTAAATGTAATATAATATTAATATAACAAGTTCATTAGTTAATTAAGAGGGAAAAATTATGAAAGTTAAATTAAATTTAAACAATTGGCTAACAATGGATGAAATACAAGAAATGACTCAAGCATTGTTTGAGGAAGAAGAGGTTACTAATGAAAATTAGAACTCAAGGTAAAGTTGATTTTTTAGTATTACGTTCACAAAGTAGAAAACTTGCTTATAATTGTAGTGATACAATACATCAATATTATACCGTTACTTATGAACATACTAATATTAAAACGTTACAAATTACAAAAGAACGTTTTGAAAAAGCTGTTAAAAAATATACAGATGATGGAAGAGTATATTCGGGTTATACTGTTTAGAAAGGATTTATTATGAAAATAACTAATAATAATATCAAATTACCAATTGAATTTGATATATTTAAAACTTTAGCGGCTTATAATAATAATATTAAAATAAGCGAGGTAACTCTAAGACAAAGAGAGGAAGCTAAACTATCAATGTATAAAGGGAGACTTGACTCGTCGTTTAAATTCCCTCCGTTAATAGAACTTTTAGAGTATTATAATAATAACAAAGGAGGAAATTAATTATGACAACTGAAATTTACAAAGACTTGTTATACATACCAAAACTAAAAAAACGTTTTGATTATGTGTATCACAATTATGGGTTTGATGGTGATTTAGATTTTAGTAAGTTTGTAGGTATTCACGAAACAACTATTAACAGAACTAAAAGAGGTGGTTTCCAAGAATGGCCTAACGAATCAAACACTAAACGTATTTTAGAATGTTTATTTGAAGAGGATTGTGAAGAAGCTAGCGAACTTATTGCTTTAGTATACCAAACATACGGTTTTGTTAGAAATAAAAAGTTATTTGGGGAAGCATTTAACTTCAGATTACAAAAACCTTATGGATGGGCTTGTGCAATAAGAGATAAAATGGCTAATGATAAAAAACCAAGTCTACTTCAAAATATTATGCACTATGTTGATGTTATTCACACAAAATTAAAAGGAGGAAAGTAATGTTCGTAATTAATTTATTTGGAAACACTTACGCGTTTGGACGTGTAAAAAAATGTACTAACTGTAAAGATTATCACTTTGTTGAGGATTTTTATGCCGACCGTAGTAGTAAATCCGGCTTAATGGCTTGGTGCAAACTTTGTTGTTATAGACATTCGTTTAATGGAGCTAATCGGGAAATAACAAAACTCAGTAAAGTAAAAGTAAAGAAGCAACTTAAAAAAGTATCAAAGTCATTTAAGTAAGAGGCGGTTGGCTTAGTGCGGTTAAAGACAGGAGGGTAATTTTACCCTCCCTTTTCTTTATATAGTCTCTTCTCTTACATCTTTTGAACCTAACAAGTGAGCGATGAATATGACTTTTGTTAATTGGTCTTCTATCTCAGTTGTTTTCATTGTCGGCTTCAATTTGCCAAGTTCAAACTTTAATTCCTTATAATCATCGGCATCTGCCACCATACGATATATGGGTTGTAAAGCTCCTTTTATTTGTTCCTGCAGTTGTTCATCACTGAATTGTTCAAGAATCAAATCAGTATAGTGTTCTGTTAATTCACCATACTCGCTAAAAGGTTCTTCTTTTACTTTTGGTTGTTTTGTTTTATCTAATTGTTTATTAATTAGTGGATTATTTGTTTGTTTCATCCCGCCTAAAAACGGGTTTTGTTGTTCTTCTGGACTGGTAACTTCAAAGTCTTCTTCTTCGAGGTTGTAGGTCTTTATAAAATACTTCTTAGTAAATTTAACTCCAGTGTCTTTAAGAATCTTATCTCGATTGGCAATATCCATATCGACATCTTCTTCTTCGTACATTTCAAACTTAGGATACTTTTCCATTGTACCAAAGTTAATTTCACATATCCACTGAATAAGTTGATTGTGAGTATTTTCTACAATCTTTTTGTCCGATAATATAATGTCGTCTCTAACTTCGCTGTGTACTTTTCCTAATGCTTGTGAACCGTTACCTTTGGAACTTCCCTCAGTTGTTAGTGTTTGTCCTAAAATAACTTTAGCAATAGCGGCATCACACATTTCTATTAAGTCATTATAAATATCCGAGCTTGATTTGTCCCCTGTTTTTTGGACTTCGATTTCACAGTCAGTTGAAATAACTGCTATAGCATCTTGTGCCATAGCTTTTAATTCATTCATCATATTTTCTCTTTGTGATTCTTGTCCAGGAGGTAATTTACCTACTAAATAAGGCATACCATATTTTTCAGTAAATGTTACCCACCATTTAAATCCTGTTTTCTTAAATGATGCCGGCCAAAAACAACTTGAAAGAAGTTTATCACCATACGGGTTATAGAAATTATTGTGTATGTCGTTATATGTAGGTATTAAGAATTTACGTTCCGGTAAGTCTTCGCCCATAAACATATTGTTTAGAGTTAATAACTTCATTTTATTATCTTTATCAAAAGTAAACCATTCCTGGTTTTTTGCTTTTAATTCAATAGGAAGAATATAAGCACCAACTCTACCCCAAATGATTTCAATTGGTTGAAATCCCATTAAAGGAGCATTAAGTATAGCGTCATTTATTTCATCTATGTCTAAGGCGTTTTCATAATATTCTTTTATTAATTCACTTTCCTTAGATTTAGTTTCTTCCCCTCTGTCAATATCCCATAATAAAGATTTAGTTCCTGCTTTTCTACTGTTAATACAAGCTCTTATTTGAGTGTCTAACATTATCTTTCTATATACAGGAAACGTCTCACCAGTATTAGTTAATATTTCATCAGGGTCTGGCAAATAACCTAATATAGTAGAGAAGTCTACTTTGTCGCGTGTAGCAACTTCGCCCATTGAGGAAGCTCTTTTAGTTAAAGAACGTCCAAAAAAGCCAGTCTTTCCACCTTTATTAGTATTTGGCATTAATTGTGATAAGAATTCAAACATTTCGACCTCGCTTTTTAATAAAATAGCCTTTTGTCATCTCGTCATAGGCTACACAACGCTGTAAACCGTGTCTTATTACAGATTATACGGTAATTATTCTGCTAATTTAGTTTTTGCTGCTTCGATTCCGGATACTATTCCTTTACCAACGTATGCGGCAACTACTTTTTTAACAATTGGGTCGATAATGTTATCAGGTAACCCTTTCATATCTATATCATCAATCTTTTTGTTTAAGTATTCAACTACTTTATCAGCCAATTCTTGTGAATCTACTGTTTCTAATTTAGCTAATACAAGTTTTTTAACTTCTTTGATAGCTTGTTCTTTTACTTCCGGTGCAACTTGTGCAATAATTGCGTCTAAATCCATTTTGTTTCTCCTTATTTTTTGTATTCGTTCTTTATTGTACCTTGTTTTATTTTTGAGTAATACCAATTTATTTTATTCACTAAAAATGGTAATATATCTAGTGGTTTAAATCTTGGATATGGTGGTAAATAAATTATATCTATTTTACCAGTGGTTATTTTATTTTTTTGATTGAATGTATAGTGTGTATCTATTGTTTCTAATGAAGGAACTATATGATAAGCATCGCATATCTTAGCGGCTAAACAACACATCGCCTCAACTTGAATTTTTGTAAGCGGATATTTGGTTTCTTTTGTTTTAGAATTAAAACCAGCCATTCCTGCCATTGATAAACCTATTGAACCCGTATTACCTTGTCCTGTATGTTCTGCATAGTCTTTATCTTTACAATTTTCATTATCTAATACATCATGAATACCTTTTGTAATAGTACCGTCTGCATTTACTATATAGTGATAATGTTGTTTATCTGTGCTATTTGCTTTTGGACCTCCAGCAGTCCAGTGAATTATGACTCTTTTCATGATTGTCTCCTTAGAATCTTATTACTAACATGATTTTAAATTCTCCATCCCGGTAATAACCCCAAATATAACATCTATCAGTTATTTTACGAATTATTGCTAATTGTCCGTTATCGTTATAAGCATATGGTGATTCTTCTTGTGTTATTACTATTGGAGGGGGTGGTTTAAATTCCTGATGTAAATACATTTTATGTTGTTATCCAATCTGAACTTGAAGTTGTTCCTATTGAGTAATATAATGCAGGTGTCGTTATATCTACATATAAATTACCGACTTTATTTGGTATACTTGAAGGAGCTCCGCTTCCTGTTAATACTTCAGGAATGTGAACTGCCTCTATTTTCTTTTTAATAAAAGTGTCTGCACTGTCTTCAATAAGAAAAACATCATCATCATTTAAATAAGTTTTTTCAGTTGCTGTATTTATTGCTATATCTGAGAATGTTAAAAATCCGCTTGATGTATTATCACATTGTGATAAATCTAAATTAGCGATTTGAAGTTTTTTCTTATTGTATGTGTCTTCACTGTCTTCTATTACTAATATATCTAAGTTATCTGGTTCCGTTTTTTCATCAAGTAAATATATTTCGCTTGCTGTGTCTACGTGTAAGGCATCCGGGTCTGCATAACTCGCCGCCATATATGTTTTTATAGTATCTATATCAACTGCTTTTGCTTCTGAATAAGAGGATTGGTCTATTAATAAATATTCAGTTCCTGTTAATGAAGGAGCTTCCGTTAATTCAAATATTCTTTTATTAGCCATTACTCTCTCCTTTAAAATTGCAATACGATATAGAATCTATCTTCATTCAAAATATAATCTTGTAAATTTTCATCCATAATAACATCTTCAATAATAGGTCTTATATTATTCATTGGTGAACTACCAATTGATATTGCTACTGCGATGTTCATTTTAATTATGCCTCATATACTGCGTAAACTACGGCGGTACTTCCTGTTTTAACAGATGCCGGACAAAGTGGGGATACTGTGAATGGGTCTCCTGTAGGTGTCCCACAGTCTAATTCAGTTCCCTCACCGTCTATTAATACCAATGTACCTGTTGTATGAACTACAATACCCGCTAAATATTCTTGTTCTATTGCTTCTCCTGCCGTAACTGCTACCCATTTACGACCTTTAAAACATAAACCCTTCACGAATTGTGATTGTGGTATTGATGTTATTGAATCTTTTGTTGAACCTTGTGCCATTTTCATTCTCCTTATATTTAATGGTAGTTTAATAACCGTTTAATAACCTTTTAATGTTTTACTTGACCTATCAACACCTCTTACGGTTTGTATAATAGGTACACCTCCAACATTCAATTGGTCAAAAGCGCCACTTGATGCGTCAACTTGGTCGTCGTGGAAACCTACTTGAGGAAATACAGAACATTCATCTAAATAAGAATCATTCCAACTTGCTCTTATTATATGAACATTATTATTCTCTACTGCCGCTGAGTAAGGTTTCGCTCGGTTTACTTTGTCTCCAGTTGCTTTTATAGCCTTAACTGTGTATCCTGGCAAAACATTACGAATATAGTGGTCCGAAACAATCTTACCAGAGGAACCTGGCTCTTCTTCTATAAATATTTCTACGTTCTTTCCATCCACCTCTGCTGTGTGTGCTACTAATTCTTCCAATGAGGCAGGATTACATCTCAGTCTTATTACATCAAGTACCCAGTATCTACCTTGCCAACATAACATTTTAACTCCGGCAGTATAATCGGGGTCTTGACCTTCTTTTTGTTTCGTAGCAGCAAAGTCCCAGTATCGTACAATTCTGCCACGATTTGGAATAGTTTCTGTTACGATAAATTTATGTCTTGGAAAATAATTACCGGCGGCACTTACTTCCCAATCACCTTCTCTAAGTTGTTTCCGTGTAACAGGGTCCAACTCATCAAGGTTCTTTTCATATGATTCTCTATCTAAGTGGGGATTATCTTCTAACTTTGCCGGAACAAACTTATTATCTATTTTAGCGTTTATTACGAAACGAGCCTTAACCCATTCGTGTCCAACACCGCCCGGGTTACTTCCACTTCTAAATCTTAAAGGAAATTGTGAACCGAGTATTTTTCTGTTACGTGAAAATAAGTATAAGTAATTAGTTTGTGTAAACTGAGTAAGTTCATCAAAACCTACAAAGTGGAATGCCGCACCTTGATATCTATATTTATCATTCTCACAATCCAAATAACCGAATGTTAATGTAGCTCCTGAAGGAAAAGTCCATTTCTTATCATTATCATTCCATCTGGCATCTGTATGTGCTAACCACTCTTTACTTAAATCTATTAAAGCTCCGGGTAATACTAATTGTGAATAATTACGTCTTAATATGAGTGCGTTATAACCAGGCTCTGTTACAAACATTAAAGCAGCCATTAGTATTGCGGCGGACTTACCGCCTCCTGCCGCTCCACCGTACATTACTTCCGGGTCAAAACTGCTTAAAAACTTCCATTGTCTGTCAGTAGGTGTAACTGGAATGTAAGGATTCAGTGTAACCTTATGGAATAAAATCATGTCGATTTCTTCTCTTTTTAGATTATTCCAATCCAAACACATTGTAATTATTCTCCTTCGCTCGATTTACTGTACGGACATATTTCCATAAAAAGTCATGCATTTTTCTGGAAAATTTACTGTACGGACATTTTTTATTAAATATTATTAGTTACTATTAAATATGGTAGGGCATAAGGGATTTGAACCCTTGTTCTTCTCCGTGAAAGGGAGACGACTTTACCACTTGTCCAATGCCCCATTATTCACTATATATAGGCATGAACCCATCCTCACCACCTTCAAAGGCAACTATTTCCTTTTTGGTTGATTTTTTGGTTCTACTTTTTTCTGTTTTGGTTTTTTTACTTTGTTCTTTTTGCCCATCGTTATATTCTCCATCTTTTTTATTTAATTCTTGTCTTGATAAGTAACCGTTATTTACCCTAAACATATCTACACCGTGTTTATTAGTATATGAATATTTATATTCACCTTTTGCTGTTTTATGATTATCCATTGTATTCTCCTATACTTATATGAACTTTTGTAACAATTTATTCAGTTACTTGACTTTTGTATTTAAATGTATTATAATTTAAATATAGTACATTCTCAATTTAATATTTACTTGTCGAAAAAGTACCGGCTAAAATTTAAATTAGTTAATTAGTTATTAGGGGAGTTAATTCTCCCCTTTTATTTTATTGAAAGGATTAAAATTATGAATAATTTAAAAGGAAATAGAAAAGGGTTTGTTATTTACAGTGATAAATATTACCCAACGGTTGAAGACACATTAATATCTTTAATAGAACGCCAAGAACAA